CCAAGAAGGGATTTCACAAAGCTCTTATCGAAGATCAGAAACAGTCAGACGTTTACTGGCTGTGCTGGGAAGCAATTCGACGTTCGGGTGAAACAGTCAAACCTTTCGGGGAACAGTTTCTCGAGACTCTCAAGTCAGTTGAGGTCTTAGAGTCTGACCCTTTAGGGTAGATCGGAACTCCCTCACCTATCTCGCAGCTCGCTTGAGTTACGAGTATGGAGTTCCCTTCCAAACCATCGTGGAACTACCTACGATGGCTTTTAAGGCACATGTAGAAGTCCTCAAGGACATAGCGAAGGAGCGTGACAATGCCAGTAAAGCTGCAAGGCGCGGTCGCTCTTAGAAAAGCCTTGGCTATTGTTGAACCTACTTTGGCAAAAGAAGTGACAAAAGAAATTGCTTCATTCCTCAAGCCAGTAGTTCGCAATGCTCGCGGATTCGTGCCAAGCAACGAAGATGCTCCTAGCGGTTGGCTTAAGCGTCCTAACGCTGGCGGTCGCTGGGCTACGCGTTATTATGACCAAAGCATTGTGCGTCGTGGCATTACTTACAAGGCAACTCCAAGCAAGCCTAATCGCAATGGCTTTCAGGCTCTTGCTTCTATTTTTAACAAGTCCGCAGCTGGTGCTATCTACGAAACAGCAGGACGAAAGTCTGGCGTGACTGGAAACTTTAGCCCTCGGCTTGGCGGTTCAATCAAAGGCGATACTCAAAAAACTCGCGGTCGTGCAATCTTTAGAGCCTTTGAAGAAGATCGTGGCAAGGCGCAAGATGGAGTCGTAAAGGCAATCTTTAAGGCTAAAGACAAGTTTGACTCGATGAAGGATAAGGTCTAATGGCAGATTTAAGAATTGACTTAGCCGCCGAGTTTAAGGGTAAGAAGGCTTTTAAGGAAGCCGACAAAGCCACCACAAGTCTTGAAAAGTCAGCAAAGAAACTAGGCAAGAGCCTAGGTGTTGCTCTATCCGTTACAGCCATTGCTGCTTTTGGTAAGGCTGCAGTCAAGGCTTTTGCAGACGATGAGAAGGCAGCCAAGCAGCTAGCCAACACTCTTAACAATCTTGGTCTGGCTTTTGCTACTGCTCAGAATGAGAAGTTCATTCAAAGCCTAGAGGCTAGTTCTAATATCCTCGATGACATTCTTCGTCCATCGTTACAGAAGTTGATTACCACTACTGGATCACTTACCTATGCTCAGGACTTGCTCACTAAGGCAACGGATATATCTCGCGGGTCAGGTCTTGATTTAGCAACAGTCGCTAATGACTTAGCTCTTGCTTATGTAGGTAATACTCGCGGCTTGATGAAATACGGCTTAGGTCTTACCAAGGCTCAACTTGCCGCCATGTCCTTTGAACAGATTATGGCTGCACTCAACAAGCAGTTCGCTGGGGCTAACGCGGCTTACCTCGATACTTACACTGGTAAAATGGACGCTCTTACTGTTGCTTCTGCTAATGCTAAAGAAACAATCGGTAAAGGCTTACTTGATGCTTTCACAATCCTTGCAGGTGGAGCAGAGGGAAGCATTACAACTGTCACAGATGCCATTGACAAGCTCGCAACTGGTATTGCTAATGTCATTACTGGTACTGCTTATTATGTAAAGCAGTTACTAGACAATCCAATTATTAAGAACTTGCTTAAAGCCGCTTACTGGCTGGCTACACACACAGGCGCGTTGGCTGGAGTTAAGCGAGCAGCTGATAAGGGTCAGGCTTTAAGAAAAGAAGAAAAGACTCCAGAACTTACAGCCTCACAGAAGGCTTTGCTTGAGTCACAACGTAAGCAAGCAGAAGCCAACGCAAAGATTGTCAAAGCTCAGAAGGCTGCAACAGCGGAACAAAAGAAGCAGACAGCACTTAAAAAGGCTGGCACGATTTTTGACCTAGAGCAGATTCAGATTATCGCTGCACTCAAGGGCAAGGTATCTGATGAAGATCGCAAACGCCTTGAACTACAGTTTGCTTTACTCCTAGGTAATGAAGAAGAAGCCAAGCGTCTAACATATGAACTAGCCAAGGCTCAAGGGCTAGGTGAGCAGATTGCTCGACAACTAGCAAGCCTTCCAGCAGCCAAGAATCCTTTTGCTTCATGGGAAGCCTATCTTGACATGATTGCTGAAAAGGCAAAGCAGATTGCTAACATGACAGTCAATGCTCCTACAGGTACAGCAGCAGCGGCTGCCGCATCAGGCGTAGGAGTCTCTAGCAACGTGACTACCAATGTGCCCGTAACGGGCTTTACGCCACCCCCTACTGGTACTTACGGCACTCCTACAGGACCAGTCCAAGGTCCACAGGTAATCGAGCTAAAGATTACAGGCGACGGAGACTTGACCAACACAATCGCTAAGAACCTTATGCAGCAAAGCCTTTCATCTGGAAACCAGACTTACGTCAATCGACGCACAGGTGGCTTTGAGTGAGCCTACCTGCACAGATAGCAGTCTCGTTCGACTTTAGCTCAGGTGCAACATTCGGAGCAGGGTTCGTTATAGGTTCACCTGATAACGGTGTCATTGGCGTTAATCGCTTTGGCTCATCTGACGTAGTTATCCCTACAGTTGATCTCACTCCTGACGTTTACTCAATTTCAATTCGTCGTGGTCGCAACATCATGAAGGACACCTACTAGGCTGGCACAGCAATAGTTCGAGTCTTAGATCCTTTAGGTTACTTTAACCCACAGAACCCAAGCTCTCCTTATTTTGGCTACCTTGTGCCTCTTCGCAAAGTGCGCATTTCAGCCACAACAGCAACAGCGGAACATTTTCTCTTTTCTGGTTATGTCAATGACTATAAGTACACCTTCCCTGTAGGACAAGAAACTGCTTATGTAGATTTGCTTTGCTCAGATGGGTATCGATTGCTACAGATGGCTAACGTGGGAACTATTGCAGACACTCCAGCTGGCCAGACAACTGGCACACGCATTGGCAAGATTCTCGATGACGTGCAATGGCCTGCCTCTATGCGCACCATTGCAACAGGTGTAACAACCTGCGTTGCTGATCCTGCAACTATTCGCACAACCCTAGAAGCCGTCAAGAACGCAGAGTTCTCAGAAGGACTTGGCGCGTTCTACATGTCACCAGACGGCACAGCAATCTTCAAGTCTCGCTCTGAGGTAGCTTCAACCCTTGCTGCTACTCCAACAGAGTTCAACCAGACAACAGGTATCCCTTACCGCTCAGTCAAGTACGCCTTCGATGACAAGCTCATTATCAACGACGTGAAGTTCAACCGCGTAGGCGGTACAGCACAGAACGTTTATAGCCAGACTTCTATCGACAAGTATTTCCCTCATGGCTTGACTCAAGAGAACCTCATCGCTGAGACAGATACCATCGTTGCTGGCATTGCTGGCAATTACGTCAATACTCGCAAAGAGACCACAATCCGCATTGACGAGATGACTGTGGACTTGCTAGACCCAGCAGTACCAACCGACACAATGATTGGCTTGGACTACTTCGACAACCTACAGATTACAAACGTGACCCAAGAAGGTTCAACGATTGTGAAAACCCTGCAAGCGCAAGGCTTTGCATGGGATATAACACCCAACAAGATGACAGTCTCAATCACAACTCTTGAGCCTATCCTCGATGCTTTCATCATTGGAAGCAGCACTTACGGTATAATCGGCACATCTACATTGAGCTACTAGGAGCAACATGGCAACCTTTCCAGTCACCACAGGCGACGTACTAACAGCGGCAATCTATAACTCGCTAACCGCCTTTACAGTAGGCTCAGACCAGACAGCGGACTACACCGCAGTCCTAGCGGATCAGTACCAAGTCCTAGTCCCTATGAACAAGGCAACAGCAGTAGCTTTCAAGATTCCTACAAACGCTTCAGTAGCGTTCCCAGTAGGCACAGCGATTACAGTTCTTAACAAGGGCGCGGGAGCGGTCACAATCTCAGCAGTCACCTCTGGCACTACGACAGTCCTTTCAGCAGGTGCAGTTGCAGCTTCTCCAACTTTGGCACAATACAAGACAGCCGTTTGCATCAAACTCTCAACCGATTCTTGGGTTGTGGTGGGCGCGATTGCTTAACGTAATCTCAGGAGTCTTTAGCGAGGGAACGCCACCCGCCGCGCCTAACTCTTTTGAGTCTATTGCCACCGCAACAGGCAACGGGTCGAGCGGCACAATGACGTTCTCGTCTATCCCGTCCACGTTCAAGCATCTCCAACTGCGGTGGTTCATCAAGAACACAGGTAGCGGTTCGACTCAATACATCTACCCTATCCGCTTTAACTCTGACTCAGGCTCGAACTATTCAGCGCATTACATCAATGCAAACGGCTCGACTGTAGCGGCTTCGGGTAATGCAAACATGGCGGGAATTAACTTTTACTTCGACTGGCCAGCAAACATTTCAAATACCTATGGCGTTGCAGTCTTTGACATTCTCGACTATGCAGACACCAACAAATATAAGACAACGCGAAGCCTTAACGGATACGACGCAAACGGCTCAGGACAGGTTGCTTTTAACTCAGGCAACTGGCGTTCAACTTCTGCAATTACTCAGATAGATATTTCATTCAACGCAGATGCGTTCGCGACTGGTTCTTCTATCGCGCTCTACGGAATCAAGGGGTAAATCATGGCGGCAGGTTCAACTTACACCCCGATTGCGACTACTACTCTGGGAAGCGCAAGCAGCACGATTACATTTTCAAGCATTAGCGGAAGTTACACAGACCTCGTACTCATAGCGAATTTAATTCCCGCTTCTTCTGCGCGAGTAAAGCTGCGAGTAAATAGCGATTCAGGTTCTAACTACTCGTACACGATTCTTACTGGCTCAGGCACAGCAGCAAGCTCAGGGCGTGAGTCAAGCATTAGCGAAATTAACTATTACTGGAATGGCTTACCTAGCGGTTGGTCTAACTACATTATTAACTTTCAGAACTACTCTAACGCTGCTACCTATAAAACAATTATTGGACGAGGTAACTCAACGGCTGTTGAAACCTTTGCGAATGTAGGACTTTGGCGTAGCACTTCGGCAATCAACGCAATCGAGTTGCGCTCTAGCGTAGGCACGTTTGACGTTGGAAGTTCATTTACCCTATACGGAATCGCGGCGGCATAATGGCAAATACTTTTGAACTTATCGCTTCTTCTACTGTGGGCTCTGGTGGGGCTTCTTCTATTGACTTTACAAGTATTCCTAGCACGTACACAGACCTTTGCTTGAAGTTATCTTTGCGAGATACAAACGCGGGGGCTGCTATTGACGGCGGTATCCGCCTTAATGGTGCTACAACAAATTACACATGGAGACAATTAAAGGGCAACGGCGCGGCTGCTTCTTCATCGGCAGGAACAACAGATACCTTAATCTATGCTTGGCTTCATGATGGAGCAGGAGCTACTGCTAGCACTTTTGCAAACATAGATGTTTATATTCCTAATTATGCTGCCTCAACTGCTAAATCAGTTTCGTTTGATGGTGTGCAAGAAAACAACGCAACTACGGCTTATGTTGTTTTATCGGCTGGCTTGTGGAATAACACAGCCGCAGTTAATCAAGTGACAATCATTACCTCTGCAACCGCTTTTGCCCAATACTCAACCGCCTACCTATATGGAGTAAAAAATGCCTAATCCAACACGAATCGAAATCAACTGCGAAACAGGCGTTGAGTCAATCATTGAACTCACAGACGCTGAGGTTGCTGAACTTGCTTATCAGGCAGAGTTAGCAGCTGAGAAGAAGGCAGAAGAAGAAGCACAGGCAGAAGCCGCTGCTACTGCTAAGGCTGCACTTCTTGAGAAGCTCGGGATCACAGCAGACGAAGCCAAGCTCCTATTGGCATGACCCCAAAGTTATGCAAAGCAGGGCAACAGTTAAGGCTTCAAGTCGATGATTGTTACCCTGACAGAGACCGCACCTCCGATGGCTGGATTGGCGACACACGTCATTCAGCGCGTCCTTCTGATCACAATCCTGATGAACAGGGCATCGTCAGAGCGGTTGATCTTGACAGGGATTTATCTGGAAAAGCAAAGCCAGACCTCATGCCTGACCTTGCAGATGAACCATTAAAGGTTAATAAAGAATCTGTCCAAGCAATAGAAAAAGGATTGTTATCCATTCTGCCACTAAAAACTAACAT